CGTTCGGCACGATCACCGGCAGGTTGGTCCGCACGCCGGTGCCGTTGACGTAGCTGACTTCGACCGCATCCGCCGCCGGGCCGTAACGCAGGATCGGGAAAGCGCCGGTCGAGACGTTGCGGACGATGCACTGATTGCCGTTGCCGTTGTTGGTGAAGCTGGAGCCGTTCTCCCAGGTGTTGCTCACGTCGATGCTGACGCCCGTCGTGCCCGCCGCGAGGGTGACGCTGATAGCGCCGAACTGATTGTTGACGAACGTGGCACCCGACTGCTCGACGGTTACGGCCCCAAGGATGCGGGCGGCGGAGATCATCCCGCCGTTGCAGCCGCCCACCGCGCTCGACGGCGACAGGGAGTTCTTGATGTAGAGCTTGCCGAACTGGCTGCCGCCCGAAATGGCGTGCGACCCGGTGTCGATCAGCAGGATTCCGCCAGTCGCCTGCGACGAGTAGATGTTCACCAGCTGGTGATAGAGCGTCGCGACGCCGCTCTGACCGATCTCTATGTCATAGCCGGTCGCCGTCGCGTCCGCAGTGTGCCACAGCGAGCACGTCCCGCGGATCTGCACCTCGTTGCCGGTGGCCTTCAGCGCGCGACCTGCGGCATCTCGGGAGCCCGCGAAGTCGAACACCGGACGCTCTCCGGTGAACACCAGGTTGTCGCCGGTATAGCTCGCCGACTGGCCGCGGAACACGACGCCGCGCACCACCTGGTCGTCGCCGCTGCCGGTCAGGATGACGCCGCTGGCGTTCTTGTAGATGTTGGCGATTCCAGTCGAGGAGAACAGCGCCCGCCGGGCCGTGCTCCACGTCAGGCCGTGGGCGTACAGCGTCAGGCCTTGCAGATCGACGTTCTTGCCGGTGTCGAGCGCGGACTGAATCCACGCCGACGCGTCGCCGGTGTAGGTACCGGCGATCACCGCCGCCCGGCTGGCAGACGGCACGTAGTCGAGCACCGACACCCACGGGCCGCGAATGACGAGGGCGGCGGAAGCCGCCGCGTCCGCAGCGCTCGCAGCGGCGGCGGCCTCCGAGGCGGCGGCGGCTTCGGCGCTGTTCTGCGCCTGAACGGCGTCGCCGCCCGGGACGATGACGGTCGTGGACATCAGTACAGCGCCACCAGCTCGATGGTCCCGGTCGTGCCGGCGACGTTCACCTTGATCCAGCTGTAGGGATAGGGCTGGCCGGCGATGAGGTTCTTGACGGTCGAGGTGGAGCCGTCGTTCCACACCACGGACGCGTCGCCGCCGACGTTGACGTGAATCGCGCGGCAGGGGTCGAACGCCGTGCCGAGCGTGATCGCCCTGCCGCCCTTGGCGCTGGAAATGTCGAGGGGTTGGGCCATGATCGGTCCTCAGTAGTAGGCGGGTTCTTCGCGGGCCTCGCCGGAAGCGAGCGCGACAGCGGAGGTGAAGGCGCCAGACAGGGCGGCGACGGCGGGGGTCGGCGTCAGCCCGTAGTCGGACGACAGGCTGACCGCGAGCCGGGCCGAAAGGGGCTCGGCGAGGTCGGTCGAGAACGGCGCGGTGCTGGCGAGCGTCAGGGCGTCGATCTGCAGCCAGGAGCCGAGCTCCGCGTCGTAGACGAAGCTTCCGGGATTGGTGCCGGTGACCACGACCAGCGCCCGGTTCTTCGGCGCGCGCGCCTCGCTGCTGTCCGCGTCGGTGATCGTCGTCGGCAGGGTCACGGTAACCGCCCCGTCGGCGTTGAAGATGCGCTCGTTCTCGCCGGCGGTGTGATCGGCGGTGATCACGACGGGCGTTAGCCGGCCGAGAAGCCCCGGCGTCAGGTAGAGCCCCTTCAGGGCCTCAAGCGCGTCGGACGCCTCGTCTGAGGCCGGTTCATCGCCCCGGGCCAGCACCCCGAGCATCCGCAGGGCGCGCTTGATCACGTCGCGGCAGGTCGCCATGCGGAACGCTCCGGGTGTGGTGGGTTACTCGCCCGCCGGCTCGGCGAGCTTGATGCGTCCGCGCGGGGCGGGCTTGCTGGTCTCGAACTGGCCGTTGCCCGCCAGCTTGGCCCGGAAGGCTTCGGACAGACCCGACACGTCCACCGGCTCGCCGCGGGTGAAGGTCAGGCCGAACACGGTCGTTTCGGCTTCGTCGCCGACGTACATCGCTTGCATGGGATCTCGCTGGAAAGGGCGGGGAGGACCGGAGCCCTCCCCGTCAGGGTCAGGAGGCCTGGCCTTCGATCACGTAGAACACCGTCAGTTCGACGGTGCCCGCGGCGCCGGTGGCGGCGTTGTTGGCCGCGGTGCCGGTGATCAGGGTCTTGGAGGTGTACAGGTTGCCCTGCCCGGCCACGGCCAGCGCCTGCGAGCTGGTGCCCGCCTGGCCCACGGTCGAAGCCGAGAACAGGCGCGAGGCCGAACCGCTGTCGCCGATGTTCAGGGTCAGGGTCGGCGAACCGTTGGTGTCCATGTCGGACGCCTCCAGCACCGCCATGACCACGCGAGCGCCGGCCGGCAGGTAGAAGAAGTTCAGCGTGTCCGAGGTCGAGGGCGCCGCGGTGCAGGACACCGAGGCGTAGGCCACCTTCACGCTGGAAGCCGCGCCGTGACCGGCGGTCGGCTTGTTGTTGGTGTACGCGGACGAGGAATAGGTCGCCATCAGGCAATCTCCGTGCGGTCGGGCGGCCCGAAGACCGCCCGCCGTTCAGTTCAGGTTGTGGGGGATCAGCTGTCGGCCGCCGCCGCGACGTGGATGGTCACGATGCCGTTCTGAACGCCGTTGTAGGCGATCTTCTTGACACCGAGCAGCTCCTCGATCGCGACGCCCGGGCGGAAACCGTAGTCCTTGAGGAAATCGGTCTTCGGGGTCGGCTCCTGACCCCACGCGATGCCGACCGCCCCGCCGCCGCAGAGGAAGATCGGGCGCACGTCGCACGAAGCGGCGCCCGCGCCGTCCCAGCCGCCGACGGCCGTGCAGAAGGCGTCGATCTCGGGCACCTCGCGGTGGATGATCCCGTCATAGATGATGTCCCCGTCCTGGAAGATCGGGTTCTTGTCCATGCCGGAGCCTTCGCGGGCGCGGGCGTCCTTGTTGGCGGCGACGATGGTGGCGTCGGCCTTCAGGTCACGGAACGAACGCGAGCCGTGGAACGCGACGTAGTACTCGCGACCGTCTTCCGTGGTGTACGGCCGGATGTGCGGATCGGCGAGCTTGGCGATGCGCTTGCCCAGCGACATGGTGGCGGCGGTCGCCTTGTCGTTGGTGGTGTCCACGTTGGCGAGCGCGGTGGCGTAGGTCGCCGAGTAGTTCGACTTCAGGGCGCCGAACAGCACGCGGTCGGAGTTGGCCGCCACCCACGTGTTCTTGTTGGCGGCGGTGGCGTCGGCCCAGTTGACGACGGTGTCGCCCGTGGTGACCACCTGGGCGAACGCGTTGATGATGTCGTCGCGGAGCTTCTCGCGCTCCCAGTTCTTCAGACCGTCCTTGGCCGCGTCGAGCAGCTTGATCTCGGTCTTGAACTGGGTCGATTTCGGCACGCGGACGCCGTTGCGGCGCCAGTCCACCGAGATCGCGCAGTTGAAGTTGGTCAGCTCCTCCTCGACGCCGTCGAGCGCCGCCGAGCCGGTCACGCCCGGCCCTTTCAGGCGGCCGATGAACGGGATGTTGATGGTCTTGCCGGCTTCTTCCTGAAGCTCGTAGCGGGTCAGGATGATCCCGCCCTTGTTCAGGTCCGCGTTGGACATGTACGGCAGGAAGCCGGACGCGCGGATGTACTCCTGGAAGTACTTGTTGATCCAGACCTGCTTCTCGGAAGCGGTCGCGAGAGTCACTTCGGCCATCGGGGGTTATCCCTTGAAGACGTTGTCGAACGCCTGCCCCGGTCCTTGCGGGACGTGCGCGACGCCGCCGGCCGAGGGGGCCGAGGCGAGCGAGCGGGGCGGCGCGGGGGATGCCGCGGGGGGAGCCGCGGCGACGGGTTGGGCGGCGGCTTGGGCCTGCTGGGCCTTCCACGCCTTGAACTGCTCGATCTCGCTCGGGTCCTGAAGCTGGTCGAGCACCTGGTGGCGCTGGAACTCCTTCACGACGTAAGCGTAGGGATTGCGCTGCTTCAGCACTTCCTGACCGAAGGCGGGCGACTGCCGGCCGCGTTCGAGGGCCCAATCGCGGGCCTGATCCACCAGCGCGTCACCGAACTGGGCTCGGGCCATGTCTTCCGACAGGTCGAGCTTGGCGTTGGTGATCTGCTGGTGGGTCTGCTGCTGCACCCACTGTTCGTAGCCCTCGTCGTAGACGCTCGGCGGCGGCTCGGCGGGGGCCTGATGAACGGGCTGCCTGAGTTCGCGCATCTCCTTGCGGAGTTCCTGCACCACGCTGACCGGCACGTAGCCGGGCGGCGGGGAGACGGGCTCGCTCGGAGCGGCCGGGGCCGAGGCGACGGGAGCCGGTTGGGGCTCGGCGACGGGCTCGGGCTGGGCCGGGCTGACGAACTTGCCGTCGGGACCGCGCGCCGGCCCGGAAGGGGCCTCGGCGGGCGTCTCGACGGTTTCAGGCGCAGACAGGTTCTCGGCGGGCTCTTGCCCGTCGTTCAGGAAGTCCAGAGGCATGTGCTAGTCCCTCGCCCTTGACGCAGGCGGCGCGATACGCCCGAAAGCCCGGCGGCGGCTCCTCGCTTACGGGGCGGGGAAGCCCGGTTCGCCCGATGCCCCGGCGGCGGGTTGAGGCGGGTTCATGGCCGTATGCACGTCCACGGCCGCGCCGGTCATGGTGGCTTGCGCCTTGGCTTCGTTCAGGTCGGCCTGGGTCATGTCCTTGCGGATCGACGCGACGGCGGCCTGAACCTGAAGCTGTTGCTGCGGCCCGGCGCCCTGCGCGGCCTCGGCCTTCAGCTTCTCGATCTTCTCCAGCAGTTGCCGCTTCTTCGGCATGGACGACATTTCAATCGCCATCTCGAACGGCACGGCCTGCGGCCCGTAGGCCTGCGCCAGTTGCAGCAGCTCGGTGAACTGCTCCTGTTGCAGGTTGGCGGTGTCGGGGACGCTCTCGACAATGATATCGACGTCCATCTGCGCGACTTCGTTGTCCACGCCGGTCTGTTGCTGGACGACATGCACCCCGAACGGCGTCTCGACCGGGACCTGCGCCATTTGCGGGGCGTTCAGCTGCACGAAGCGCGGCGTGCCCTCGTCGTCGGTGACGCGAATCCACTTCGGCGCGGTCCAGAACTGGCGGGCTCTGGCCCACATCTGCTTGAGGACGCGGGTTTCCCAATCCTCCAGCAGGCCGAAGGTCACGGCGAGTTCCACCATGCCCGCCTGCTGGCGGGTCAGCAGCGCCCGGCCCGAGGAGTCCTCACCCTGCCGGCCAAGCACCGCCGGGTTCGGCCCCATGCGCTCGATTTCGGCCTTGGCCTCGGCCAGCAGGTTGGCCTGACCGGCC